AATCTTACCTATTTCAAGCACACCACCCATGATGATAATCGGGATAACAGCTGCAGCAAAGATTGCTGTCAGACCGACAATAGAATACCAAGCGGCAACTATTGAGATAGCAATACCAACAATAAGAATAACGATTCTATCCATCTTTCGTTTCCTTTGCCTCGTAGAAGAAATCGTTACTATCACCGAAGCGCCACTTCGGCTTATCCTCTACGGAAAATACATGCGTGCTGACCTTGAAGTCAGGAATCTTTGGCTCCGCTGGAACGTGAGAACTTTCGAGCCAGATGACTCGATTGTTTGGTTGCGCAGCGAACTGACCATTATCTAACTGAATGAAGTTGAAACTCTTATGCTCCGAAGGAATTTGTGTGAATGAGACATCAAGTATATTTGCATCACTGACTACATTGTCAACCGTGAACATATATGTACCGTAGTGCCAAGTCTTATCTTTAGCGAGATATTTGACGCTGACGCCAGATACAGAACTCTTTACAATCACAGCCATCTCATGGCTAAAACAATCCCAAAGCTGAAGCATATCCAGATCTAGAAGTTTTCTGGGATCAACGTCAGTTTTCCATACATATGCAGAAAGAGGCAGCTTGTCATAGACAGCGCCATATTCTGTAATCAGACTCTCAATATAAAATGCACGACCGCGAAGCGACTTGATTGTAAGCCAAACGCAGGGTTCGTATTCACCAGCACCCTTCAATCCATATTCATTAGATGGATCTGGGGTTAGATCATAAAGAAATTCTTTTCTCACATAGCATTCAAACGGAGGCAAATTCGCCACGAGAAAAGACATCTTAGCCTCTCGTGATTTCTAGCACCCTCTGAAGCTGCTTCTCACAAATTTCTTTTCTATTTGGCCAATGAATGTATGCTTTATCGGCAGTCTTTAGAAGGTTATTCAGAAGTGGAACAATGATCGATTCAAGTTGACGGACTTTATCACGCAGTTCTGCCTCGGAGGCTCGCTCGTCAGCATCCTCTTCCATCCTAAACATCAGAGAGGTCAATGCTTGAATTTTGGTTTCGATAGATTCCAGCTTTCTCTCGACATCCTCAGACATAGTCGCAGTTACAGCAACAGGCTCTTGTTGCTCTTGCGCTGGCATCGGATCATCGACAGCCGAAAACCCATAATCGTAGCTTAGATATTCTTCAGGTACATCAGCCATCAAAAGAAATCCTCGATTGTGTTAGTCTTTTCTTCATTCCAATTTATGACATCAAGAATCGCACGAAGCGGTTCGAGAAATGCCTTGTCGAACTGAGTATTGTAATCGATATAACTATCGAGGTCCAACTCAGGCGGCAGACTAGAAAGAATTGAGATCACGTTCGACTTAACAGGATTAGGAAGGCGCATATAGCAAAACTTAATCTTCTCGCCTTCCTTGATAACTTCGTACTTCCTGTTAATGCCTTTTTCTTCGAGTGCCTTGTTAAAGACCAAAGCACCGCGAACGTGAATCGGCACACTCTTACCAGCCTTCATATATTTATTCAATCCATTAACGCCTCGAGGAAACGCAATGTCTTCAAACGGCATCTTGTTGAACTGAGAACGGAAGTCGCTGATATATTCCTGAACTGTATTCTCATTCGTATTCATGATCAGGTCGAGCGATTTCTTAATCGCGTCACGGCAGCTTTCTGGAGTCGAAGACTTGACAGCTTCGATGCCCATCATCTTCAGCTTTGGTTTCTCATAGCGAACACCTTCGGAGTCATGCACGTTTAGGATGTATCGCTTCTTCGCAGTCCAGATACCCTTGTCGGCAATGACCTCGCGCTTCATGCTCATCTTCTGATCAAAGGCACCTACACTTTCAGCAAGATCCTTATAGATGCTATCAATAATGGGTTCAATAATTTCTCGAGCCGCTCGATCCAGGAAAGAGACAATCTTCTCTGTTGTAACACCATCCTTCTTACCAAACGTCTTGTCAACAAGGTCATCAAGAACAATGTATAGCGAGTCCGTATCTGAAGCAATGACATAATCTTTTCTCCCTGTCCCTAGAGTCTTGTTGAGCCATTCGTTCAGACGGTTTTCTGCCCAACGGATAGAAAGCTGACCACCAGTTGTAATCGCTGTTGCCTGATCGAGATTGAAGAAGCGGAAATACTGGTTTCCGATTGCGCCATAAGCTGAGTTTAGCTGAACCTTTCTAGCAAGCTGCATGTTCTTATATCGCGAGATATCTTTGCTGTGTTGTAACTTGCTCTCTGCATCCTTAGCCTTTTCGTATGCTTTCTGCGCCTCGATCATTTTGTCTTTATAGACGACACGGTCATTGTACATACGCTGCATCATCTCTGGCAGAAATCCCTGACCATCGTTGCTGAAATAGCATCCGTTTGGCGTGAGGCTGTACCCATCGATTTTAGCAATGTTGCCATTCAGGATTTCCTCAACCGAAGTCGAAGTCCTGCGTGTATGATCCAGTTTTTCTGGAGAGATATTGTACTGCATAATCAGATGCGGATACAGAGAGTTCAAGTCGAAAGAAAGAACCCACTTGTGCATACCGATCTGTGGTTTCTTCACATATGCTCCAACGTATGCGCCTTCTTTGTTTCCCCCACCAGTTAGAGGGACCGCAATTTTTTTCTTCCAGAGATGGTTATGAATCAGCACATCCCACATGCGCACCTGCGTGAACACATCATGAATATTGACCTTGGCGTCATAGGCGAGGGTCAACGCCATATCAATGAGTTTCATCTTATCGTCGATCTTATCGACCAGTTCAACGTCCTTGATGTTATAATCAATGAACTTCTGATAGTCATTACGATATAGACCATGCAATGTTGCATATTCAGAGTAATCTAGTTTGTTTTCTCCGAGTTCAACGTGTGCGATATGGTCGAGGCGATATGACTCTTGCTGAGAATATGTGAACTTCTTGTAGAGTTCGAGATAATCGAGGTTCGTAATACCAGCAAGATTGATAGAGGTTTGCATCTTTCCATGCATCGTGATTGTCCGCTCATTGAACAGACCCCAAGGAGAAAGACGCTTGGCGAATTCTTCACCAAGAATGCGCGTAATCCTACGAACCATGTAAGGAATATCGAAGAAGCTGGTGTTCCAGCCAGTAATCAAATCGGGATGACCACCAGAAGCCCACTCAACAAGGAAGCGATGAAGGAGTTCATGCTCGTTCTCGCATTTGATGTATGTCACATCTTTCCTTGTGGTTTCATATTTCCCACAGCCGAAAACAATAAATCTGCCACCGATCTTCATTGTGATTGCAGTAACAGGTTCATCGGCAGTGTTTGGATCAGGAAAGCCATTTTCCGAACCGACTTCGATGTCGATGTTGACAACTTTCATAAGGTCGCGATCGTAGCGAACTTCACCAGGAAATGCTTCGTTGATAAACGTATATTCGAAACGAGGCATACCATAAACATCAAACCCATGGACTCCCTCGTATCTTTTTATGAATTCCTTGGCTTCATAAATGCTTTCGAACGTCATCGGCTCGACAGGATTTCCGTAGATATCCTTCCAGCCAGACTCAGCTTTTTGAGATGTGACAAACATGGTTGGACGGTAGCGAACCTTCTTCTGGAATCGCTGACCGTCCTTGTAACCACGAACTAGGATTTCACTGCGGAGGCAGATGGCATTAGTATAAAAGATCATAATGTAATTGTAGTCAATAACACGCCAAAAGTAAAGGGAAAATTGTTGTTATATTATAACCCATTAGGGATTACGATATAATGGTAATAAAAAACTTAGATGGCACGCATTCTATCTACAAGTCTCTGAGCGCGATTCGGCACCTGACGATACCAAGCAGAATCTACCATTTCGTCGGCAGCTGCATTCCAGTCACGTGCATCAACGCCAGCCTTCATTCCCTTAAACTTGGATAGGCGAGGATAGCCAAGATTGAACATCATGTTCGCGATGATTTGCTGGGCTTCTTCGGGAAGATCATTGAAATCTTCATAAAGTTTGCAGCAATCACTCAATACCACTTGGACATCTTCTTCGAATGCGGTCCGAACACGCTCCTCGGAAACTCCCGTTCCAACAGGCTGTCCACTTTCTTCGTCAGAATCTTTGATAAGATGACCAACACCAAAGGTAGGATAGCCAAGGTGATCAAGATAAATTTCATATTTCACACCTTCATCTACTTCTAGCTGCTCGCGCAGTGCATTAATATCCATTTTGCCCTCTTATAAATTAAGAATCACAAGTATATATTACTTTGCGGCAGTAACTATCTCAAAAAGTTTTTTGCGTAGAATCTCTCTTTGCTTTTCTTCGCATGTGTAGAAACGAGCGGCGATTTCTCTGGCATGGCTAAAGAGAAAGACCTTATCGATGAAAGTCATTTGTGAATTTCCTTTGTAATTGTTGAGTGAATGTCGTATTCTGGCTTTCCAAAAATTAGCGACAGAATAATATCGAATATGCTTTTGCTTTCTTCCGATTTGATTGGTGAAGCAAGCAAAGAATGATCAACCATTTTTATCTCCAAAAGTTTGGGGGGACCGAAGTCCCCCCGATTTTTTTACTCTGCGAGAAACTGCTTCTCGCCTTCTACTGCATTGATTGGAATCAATCTTGGTTTCTTATGATCGGGAACAATACGCTCAAGACTGATAGTCAGCAAACCATTTACCATCGAGGCACCACGGACTTCGATATCGTCGGCGATAGTGAAGGTGCGCGTGAATTTCTTATTGGAGATCCCACGATACAGGATATCCTTTTTCTCATCAGAAGTTTCATGATTCGAACGCACGGTAATAACACCTTCTTTCACTTCGACCTCTAGATCCTTTTCGTCGTAGCCCGCGAGAGCGATTACAATAGAGAACTGGTTTTCGCCATCTTTACGAATATCATAAGGCGGAAACCCAGTCGATTGAGTTTGATGTTCCATATAATCAAAGACTCTGTCGAAAACTCTATCGAAACCAACAGCATAAGGCGTCAAACGATTGATGTCAAATGTTGGAAACTGATGTACCATTTTATCCTCCTATTAAGCAAGTTTATAAACGATGAGGATCCATTAGGCATCCTCATCATTAGTATATAGTGACTTGTAGGTATTTGTTAAACAAAACTTCGTGAAGATTTGGTTCCCAATAGTTGGGACCCTTTAGAACCTTTCCATCTTCACGATATATTGGCTTGCCGTCTTCACCGAGTTTACTCATGTTTGACGCATGAACTTCGCGGAAACAATCGTCCAAATCAATACCATAGGCAAGACCTGCACCATAAACGACATAGAGCAGATCGGTAAGAGCATCGGCAACTTCAACGATGTCCTTTTGTTGTACTGCCTCTTTGAGTTCGTTGAGTTCTTCCTCAATAAGACTTGTGCGCAAAGAAACAATCTCATCGCTTGGGAATTCGGGAGAAGTCTTAACCTCTTGCCCAAACGATTCCATAAATTCTCTGACTTTTCTGAAGTTCGTTTTGTATTGATTCATAGTGTACATTTCACCCTTCTCTATTAATCTCGCTTCTTTCCAATATTGTATTTTGACTCAAGATTCCACTCGTTCTTTTCTTTGTGCGAAATGATTTTAACGTGTGAAATAGGAGCCATGTTTTCTTTCACTACAGTTGGGTTCACCAACGAAACCAATCCCCACTGCTCAAGAAGATTAGCTATCGTGTTGCGTCTTGCTTTATCTTCATCAGAGAAGTTGGATGGCTTGCCATCAAGGGCAAACAGTTCCTTGAAGTGCACAATGAAATACCTTTTCTGCTTGTGCAGAATATGGCAAGATTGATATAGGACTTTGTCTTTACGGGAAGCGATACCAATGCGCGTTAAAGTTTCGCGAACTTTGAGGAAATCTTCAGAGTTACTTAGCCTCACCTCCACCATCTCATTTAGATCCACCATTTTTACCACCTTTGATTAGCTTTTCTTTAATCATGGCAACTTGCTCTTTAGAGAGCGCGGCAATCGCAGCTTCAGCTTTGGCTCGGCTATAACAAAAGAACTCCATGACAGCTTCCAGATCTTCGTCTTTCGTGGGCTTTGCCCATTTCGCGAAACGCTTCCTTGGTCTAAGCATATTTATAAAAAAGTCGTATTGTAGAAGGTTGTCTAGGTGGCTACGCTGGTTGATCTCGTTCGCAAAATACACACAATCCTGATGATAAGATAGAGTACGATTTACGATGAATGGCTGATAACCCTTCTCTGCCAGTTCATCATTCTCTGTACCGCGCATCATATCTTTCTTGTTGTGTGTAATAGAATTGACATAATCAAATGGGGTCATTACACACTCTCTTTCTTAACTCTGTGGTAGAGAATCGGTGATCGCGTGAATTGAAATACAACTCAATCCCACGCTTCTTACAGATATCTCTACCTGTGAAATCCTTATCCTTATACTCTACACCAAGAATACGAACATCGATTGGATAACTAGAAAGAATATCCTCTAGATCTTCTTCCGTGGAGTAGGGAATAATCTCATCAACGTATTTGACTCCCGCAAGCTGGGTGTATCTTTCAACGATAGATTGAACAGGTTTATTCTTAGTGTTTGGTCTATCGATTGTTGGATCTGTCTGAAGAGCAACGATAAGGTAGTCGCACTGCTCTTTCGCTTCTCGTAGCATTAAGATATGCCCAGCGTGAAGCAAATCAAAAGTCGAAGCTGTTATTCCTACCTTCATCAATGTGATCTTTTACCATCGAACACACAGACGAAGTAACACCCCTGATCCCCTGCATGAACTCTATGAAACACACCATCAGGAATAAGGACAATATCATTCTCGTGAAAGGGAATTGTATTGTCGCCAACCTCGATCTCGCCAGAGCCATCAATGAAGAAGTAGATTTCTTCCTGACCTTCATGCGAGTGACCAGTAGTGCTACACAAAGCATTCAACATCGTGGAACTCAGAACAAGATTATTGAGAGTCTTGTTATCTTTTACGATGTATCGTTCATCTTCCTTGACGATATCACCACCAATATCATCTATGTTTATCATGATGCAACCTCTGACAAAATTTGTTTGAGCGAATTATTTGTGAACCTATACCGATTGGACCATGTTTCATGTGATTCATTCGCACCGAAAATGATTTCAGGTTCATCGGTATCATTATAAAATAACATAGAGGAAACAATATCAATGTCACTATCAAAACGTAAAGAACAACTAATTTCTAAAATGACATCCTTTATTTCTTCGTCTTTGTAATCATAAAGCTCCATCTGCCCCTCATCTCCTGGAACATTGCGATGATGGCAAATTTTCTTAATGGTCCTTTCACCAATCCATGTATCATCATTATTGTGTAATTGAATTTTGCCATAAACTTTAAAATTAGAACCACCCTGTCCTCTTCCCCTTTGTATTGGGTTCAGAGCCTTACCTCTTCCGAGTTTTAAGATACCACGAGCAACTATGTTAGGATCCTGATGATCTACTGTGTGCATTCTACCTGCATACAAACAAAAATCATTGTCCTTTCCAAAAAATTCTGTATGCTTATGGTATCCCATTCCTTCAAATGTTTTCATTTTGCAAACTCACAATCTACCATGATTTCGGTGAAGCAAGCAGCCAGATTGATTTCCTGGTCAACAACAAACGCCGACTTGTACTGGTAGTCGGCAAGCACCAGAACCAACCTTGGAATGCTATCTTGTTTTAGAAAATTATGGGCAGTGTCATACAACTTACGAAACAAGACATTGACATCCTGTTCGCTGTTGGTGCCGACCCACTTTCGCATCGCGGCAAAGTTCTTTTCGCGAAGCGTCTTCACCAAATCGGTGATCTCGACATCAGAAATATCTGCGAGGATACCTGTGTCGATCTTACCAGAAGCGCCATACCTCTGAAGTTCATTCAGCACACGCCGCCAGTCTGGCATATGTTTCATGAGAACTTCGGCGACAACTTTCTTCTCGTACTCGATACCTTCAGTCTCAAGAATGGTGCAAGCACGTTCGAGAAACTGCGACGCCAGCTTAACTTTATCTTTGTTGTTAATCTTGAAGTCGATCACCGAACACCGCGAATGAAGCGGATCGATGATACGATTCTTGAAATTACAAGTTAAAATAAAGCCACAGTTGTTTGAGAACTCCTCCATAAAATTGCGGAGGGCTGGCTGAGTAGAGTTGGGATTGAGATAATCAGCCTCATCGAGGATGACATACTTTCGACCCTGCGTGAACGATACTGTACCAGCAAAGTTACGAATATCGTTACGCAGGGTGTCGATATTGCCATTCATAGAGCCGTTGATGATAATC